TTAGTTCCATGCCACATATCGAATGTGACTAAGTTGTCACTAAGAAGTCGTGGCTTAAACATAACGTCAGGTCCACCAGTAACATTCGAAAGCTTTGTTAGTACATCATCACAAGATAGATTTTGAAGGTTGAATCCTCGATAGTTTCTATCATGATCTGCATTGACACCCTCAGTCTCGTCTGGAAGTGGAAAGCTGATTGGCAATCCACCGCCAGGCTTTTCTTGAGAAAGCTTTACAACATTCTTAGCAATTGTGCCAAGTGAAATTCCTGTGTATGTGACTTTATCTTTTGGAAGAAGAAGCCAGTTAGTCTGCTCATGAATCACCAATCTGCGTGCTAGAACTGATCTGATTCCACTACAGTTTAGCGAGATAGTGAGCTTATCTTCAGATGGAAGATTCAAGATAGGCCCACCAACAATCGGAGCACCATCCCAGAAAAGCAATAGTCCTGCCCACATTGGGGAAAGCCAGTGCTCTAAATCAACTGCAGGAAGAGAAGACTTTGAAAGCTTAAGACTTATTGATTCTGTCGTGTTTAGATCAATTTCCCAGCTAAGGTCTGAAAATTCTACTTTAGGACCAACTCGGCCAGTAGAAACCTGAAAGAGATATGCACTCCACATTACTTGGTGGGTCCTGCATCTTCAACCTGGAAAATAGTTCCAACGCGACCATATCCGCCAAGAGTACCATAATAATGGTAAGCAGTTCCAGGTCCTGAAATTCTAACAGCTCCATAGTTCACAGTATGTGTACCTGCAGTTGCATTGAAGTATCCTTCAAAGTAAAGAGTACTTAGAGACTGGTGAAGACCTGGTGTTGCCCACAGAATGAAGTCACCACCGTCAATGTTCGGTAGAAAGCCCCATTCGCAGTACTTGGAGTTGTCAAATCCTACAGCATTGTTGGCTTGAATTGTGGTTGTGAGGGAGAACTTCAATCTGCGGTCAGTTGGCAACGAAATGGTTCCACTACCCTTGCGGGTAAGTGCTGTCGGCAAGGTACCCACAGTCGTATCCTGGAACTTATGCAGGACACCCAGTGAGGCGCCATACGGAATGGAATAGTCAATACTGCCTGTCGCAACTGCTTGACTGGTCTTAGTGTTTCCACTCGAAACGATAAACTTCTTGATCAGCACAGCACGAGACGGTAAAGAAGTGCCAACGCCTAGAACGATGTTAGCATCACCTTCAACTGAAGGGTAATCTTGCTTTGCATAAATGTAGTCAGTACGAGTTCCTGAGCCAGGAGCAGCTGCAGTAGGTACAGTGGTAGTTGCTACAGGAGCAAGAATAATCTCATCAGTTGCAGTCTTAATTGCAACTACTCCAGCAGAAACCACATAGGTCATGTCAGTAGCACTCTGGGTTACTAAGCATCCTGAAATTAGTCCAGGAGTGTATAGTCCACCAAAGATTTTTCTAATATCTCCAGAAGTAGTTCCAGAGCCGTCAGCAGCTTTTTCAACGCCAAATCCAGCAGTCATTTGTCTATTCCTCTATTAAACGTATGTATCGCGAAAAATGATATCACACCAGCCATACCCATTATCCACAGGTCTGAAGGCTGGTTGAATAGTTTCTTGAGCGTGAATAGGAAACCATTCACGCTTGGTCATCAGAATTGTTTTATCAACGCCATTCTGAGTTGCAGTTCCTTTAGCCATATCGATAATGACAGGAGCTTGCAGCGTTACTACTCCATTATATGTAACTTTATCGCCTAGATTGTTGTCAATGGAGAATCCTCGGTAGTAATCTCCTGTGACTTTGAATTTAGGCCAAGCAGTTGCATTTCCATTATTTTTCACAGTTTGTGTAGAATTCAACCCAGTTGTGTGGTAATCAAGTGGATATGATAGTGCATAGTCCAAGCCACCGATAGTGATGCTTTCACCGGTTTGGACTGTCTTCTCTGCTCCATAAATAAATGGGTCAGGTGCATACAGATCCATTTTCCAGATTGCATTGTTGTCATTGATGATTACCCATGAAGGCTTACCTTCAATACCAACAGTAGCATATCGAGTTTCACCATTGATGGTGACAGACATTTCAGTGTAATCTCCATTGCCTAGAGTACCCACAAACGTGTCACGCATATTCTGCAGAGTGCTCGCGTTAGGCGCCATGGCAACTCCACTAAACGAAACAAGTCTAGAATTCAAGAATGTTGACTCAGAGAAATCTCCATGACCGCTTAGACGAGCTGTAGTGCTTCTACGTGGCTCAACACCATCTAGCCAACCACTAACTGCAGTTGGGTCTAGATTATATTGTGAAGTTTTCTGAGTATTTTTGTGGCTAGTGAATACCAAACTTTTGATATTTACTGAAATGCTGGTATTCTTTAGATACATCGTATGTCCTATTGATTTTTAAGTTTCCAGTAAAGTTCATCCATTGCAGCCTTACCAATTTGCTGCTCTGAAAGACCTGGAGATGGGAACACATTGAAGCTTACATCAGGTCCACCTGATGAAACTGTTGGGCGAGGTGCTAGTGGTTGATCAGTAGTTCCACCATTAGCCATTTGCATACTGTGAAGACCGAATCCAAAGATGCGTGCAACTTCCTCAAGAATCTTGAGTGAGCGACCGCGCTTAGCCTTTGCGAGAGGAATGTAAGCTTCACCACCGGTTTCAGGTTCAGCCCAGAGGCGCATTGCTCCAGCCTTAGCAAACTGAGCGACGTGCTTTTCAATTCCACCACCAGCGAATGCCTTTATACCGAAATTACCATTCATACCGAGAGAACCTAGTGCTGGCTTTCCACCATTGAAGATTCCACCATTAGCGATAGCATATTTAGTGTTTCCACCAGCAGTACCTGGATTACCGGTTGTTGTGTAATTGGTTGTGATAGTAACCATTTTACTTTGAATCGCTTCAATAGCTCTTCTCATCACACCTGCAGGTCCTGAAACACCGTCAACAGCTTCAAGAGTAACCTTTTTACCGGTAACCTGTTCAATCTTTTTCTTAGCTGCTTCAACTTCAGGTCCTGTAAGGTTCATTGCTTCCAGTGCTGCAGTGTAATCACCATTTGTTACCGAAAGGATTCCGGCTAGAGCAGCTTCACGTCCACCAGGAGTGTGGTCAAGTGCTTCAAGAACTGCGTCATAGTTACCTTCAGCGAATTCTTTACCCTTACCGGTCGCGGCAGCAATTGCAGCCTTAGCTCCGTCTGGAAGAGCTGCTAGAGTAGCTGAGTAGTTTCCGCTTGAGAAGGTATCAGCTGCAAGCTTAGTAAGCATGATTTTACGCTGGGCTTCTTCAGTACCCTTGACGTCAATCGCTGTAGAAATCTGATCAGGCATAAGTCCGAAGCTACGAATGATAGCATCAATCTTCGGACTCTCTACACCAAGATCAGCAAGCTGCTTACGAAGAGCTGCTACACCAGGCTGCATTGCCTGCATCGCAATAGACTGCGCATCTGCGGTGCTCTTACCAGCCTTGAGGGCTTGGTCTAGAGCAGCAGTACCACTCTTAAGAACACCATCAGCAGCACCTTCCATAGCTGTGTGGAAATCACGGCCTGACTGAGATGCAAAGTCGAATCCATCCTTGATAGAGAATAGAGCATTAAGAGAAACTTTACCGCCATCGGCGATTCCAATTAGACTCGCCTTAGTGTCATCAAGAGCCTGTCCAAGTGTCTTCTTAGCGTTAGCAGTAGTCTGCATTCCACCACTAAGGATATCAAGGTTAGACTTTAGAGCACTGAACTTATCTCCAGCAGAGCTAGAAGCGCTAGCTAGAGTGTGGAAGTTTCCTTCAAGAACCTTGGCCTGAGCGCTTGTAATGCCTGTTGCTTCTGCAAGAGCTCTAGTCTTCGCTTCAGCCTTAGAAAGCTCATCGGCAGCATTTTTGGCTTTTTCACCAAGGTGAGCCATGCTGTCGTCATTCATGCCTTCTAGAGCTTCTTTAGTGGTACCAATTGCAGCAGCCATCTCATCAGTGACTGGAATACCATTACGGAGAGCATCTCGAATATTTTCGATACCCTTGACGTAAGAATCACGCCCAGCTGGATCAGCAAGTCTATCGGTATATTCTTGTGTAGAGATTCCAAGCTGTGAAAGAGTTTCCTCAGTTGACTTAGAGTTCTGCATCATACCGCGGAAGAAGTTATCCCAGTCATTAGTTACTCCATCAAGAGCATTGCCGGCTAGCATTCCCTTGGTAGCGCTTGTGATAGCACCAGTCTGCTGGTCAAGAGTCTGTGATAGAGCTTCTACCTTCTGCTTTGACTCTTCCTGAGCAGCTCCATACATTCCAAGTAGAGCAGTTGCTCCACCGATGGCTAGTCCCCATGGACCACCCATTAGACCCATTAGACCAGAAGCTGCACCACTAAGACCTTTAAGACCAGCTTTAGCACCTTGACCAATTGCGGCACCTGCAGCAGTACGAATACCGCCTAGACCGCTTGTGGCTGCTGCAAATGGAATCATCTTGAATGCTGCACCTGCGCGAAGCATGTGGTCTTTCATTGCACTGAATTGACGTGCAGTTCTCTGTGCACCAGTAGATAGCCCTGTGAAGTCACCATCTAGGCGGCCACGCATTTTGCTGAATCCTTCGGAAATACCTCCAAAGACACCCTTCAGTTTCGGTCCGAGAAGCATGAGAGTACCCATGCTCATGAGGATGATCTGTAGGAATCCTGGCATTTGCGAGAATGCAGTAAGAAGATTTCCAAGGCCTTGTGCAATGGTGATAATTGGTCCACTAGCAAGTGAAACGATAGACTGTACAAAAGCGTTGAAGATTGGAATAACAGCTTCAAGACCTGGGGCCAAAGCTGCGAAGATTTGGTCTAGCGTAGACATGATGTCATTGAAGCCAGGAGCCATTGATGTGAATACACCAGCAGCGATAACGCCAATATTGCCGATGACTCCGCCGAGCGAGACAAAGCCAGGCTTCATCGCAGTCATTGCATCATTGAAACCTTGGAGACCTGTATAAAGTCCACTCAGCATATTAGAGTTAGCGAACATCGCAGAGATGTTATCGATTAGAGCCGCGACGGCTCCAGAGCCTTCCCTGAAGAACCCAGCGAACACCTGTGAGGCTTTACCGAAAGTCTTGAATAGATTACCTACTGCGGTGTGCAAGGTCTTTACAGCGTCCTGGGCACCCTTGAAGAGAGTTACAAGTTGCGACTTGAAAGGTTCACTGTTAGCTACTTCAGCGGCGTTAGCTAGACCATCTGAGAATGCTCGGAGTCCACCAAATCCTGCAATATTGGCTGCATCATTGATACCCTTGAAGATACCTGCAACACTACCAATGCTTGAACCAAGCAGTTGGATTGAAGTGACAGCATCTCTAATCCAACCAGAGATTTTGTCTTCCCCAGCTTGGTCAATGAAGTTACCAAACTGTACACCTAGCTTACCCATCCAGTCGCCAAACTCAGGAAGGAACTTTGATCCTACAACTCCTAGTTTACCGAGTGCTGTGACAAGTGGGTCAATACCCTTACGCATGTTTTGGAGACCCTGATTCGATCCATCAAACATGGTCTTGAGTCCACCACTCTTGACGAACTTCTCCATAGAGGTGAAGCCGTCTTTGAAGAGACCACCCATAGCCTTAGCAGTATTGGTCAGACCTGCCTTTAGAGCAGGAACTGAAGTCTTGACCATGTTCTGGAGAGACTTGTCAAGTGCATCCCAGAAAGCGTCCTTGACTGGAGTAGAGATTTCTTTACCCAAACCTCTAAGAGATTCTACTGCTTCTTTACCACCATCAGAAAGAGATGCAAAAGCTTCAGCACCCTTTTTACCTGTGTTTGTAAGAGCTGTGAAGAAACCTTTAAATCCTATGGTAGCTGCAGTAATTGCAGTACCAAACATAAAGATGCCAGCAGGGAGTGCTGCAGATAGTCCAACTATATCGATCAAGTCAGCGCCAAGTGCAGATGCTGCACCTGTGGCTGCAAATAGCTCTGAAGCTAATGCCGATACGACTGAAACTACTGCAGCACCCTTGATGGTGATGCCTTCGAAGTTTCCAGCAAGACCTAGAAGTCCTGCTTTTACCTTATCAAACGGGATAGAACCCGTGATGGTGTAGAACAAACCCTTTAGAGCTTTTTGGGTTTCAGGGCTGATCTTGGCGTTGATGGTGGAGCTACGATTGCGTGATGCTGCTGCAAGCTGCGCTTCAGCCATGCCAGTATCTGCATTACCCTGAATTGTGACACGTCGGTTGTGGAATTTATCTACAATTCGATCAAAATCTTGCTCAATAGTTTCTGTCTGAGCATCAACATTAAGTTGGATAACATTGTTACGCATACGGTAACGGAGGTCACGAAGCTTTTTATTGACCTTAGTTAGATCAACATCAGCCTTTAGCTCAATATCAACATTTTTGATTTTACGGACTGCAGCACGAACGTCACGCTCAAAGAATTTATCTATGGCGCGAATCTGCACACTTGCGGAACCTATAATAGGCATTCGTTACTCCAGTAAATTAGCCGAGTGGCGCCTCTAGGCCC